AGGAGTTTGCCAAGCGTGTACAGGCACTTATCGACATGTTCGATGAGAGCTATGAGATCGTAACCAAGGCAAAGCTTGCCGACCAGATGACGCAGATGTTTGAGCGTATCGCTACTAATCTCAAGACATCAGGTACTCGTAAGCGTTGGGAGCTTCGTGATGCCAAGCGTGGTCATCAGGGTATTGAGATTACGCAACTTGAGATCGACAAGCTAGAGGATCAGCTTGAGTCTATGCGTAGTCAGTACTATATGATCATGCACGCCTTTCGCACTATGCGCTACAATGTCAGACCTAAGGTCATCTCGGACTCAGGTCTTAACTGGGGATCGTATACTCCCATTGCCGAGCTACCCAGAGTTCGCCGTCAGCGTTATGCTCGTAACAACCTGACCATTCAGGACTACATGAATGATGACGAACAGTTCTGGCGTAACGCTCGTGAAGCTGGACTTGCAGAAGTTCCACAGGAGGATCAAGAGTCCTTCGCTTAACACTCACTCGCTGAGAGGGCTAGTCCCTCTCGGCACTATTTTTTGTGCTGGTGAATTCCGGGGTTCATCGCCTCAAACGGAGATTGTTATGTTTAATCTAGTAAAGTTTTTTACTGTATTCACATTAATTACCATTTACACATTCATCTTGTTTGCTTATTATATATAGCAACAAGCAAATAATTAATAATTAAATCAGGAGGTTACAATGGCATTTTTTGTTCTAGCTGGTGTTTTTTCAGCACTAGCCATACTCTTTCTTTTGTTCAAATTAGATATAAAAAAAGTTTTAGCATTTGATTTTTTCGTTGATATTTCATCTTCATTACTGCTTACCGTACTTTTCTTCGGTACTTTTGCAGGTATGATGGCGGCTGTCATCGGTGGTGCATTGATATCAATGGTCTTGTATTTCACCAAGCGGATCATTGGTTACAAAAAGCCAACATTTAAAAAGTACAAGTTTGTGTGGGAGGATGTTCCCCCTCACAGAAAACATACCAGTACCAGACATGTATGGTCGCAATCTGGTAGATGAGGCTAGACGTGACGCCTCAACAACTCAACCATAGCTAACGCAAGGAGAATCGCTATGAATATCGCACAAATCACAGTATCAGGTAACGTAGGTTCAGACCCAGAGGTTCGTGATGTTAACGGCACTAAAGTCGCTAACTTCTCAATCGCTGTCAACGAGAAGTACCGCACCAAGTCAGGCGAACAAGTAGAGAACACTCACTGGTTTCGCATTGAGGCTTGGGACGGCTCTAACGGTAAGGGTCTTGTATCCAATGTTATTGAACCTCTTGTCAAGAAGGGTACTACAGTGTACGCTCAGGGTACTCCTATCATTGAAGAGTATGAGAAAGATGGTATCAAACAACGTGCATTTAAAGTTAAGCTTGCAGGATCAGGTTCAACCTTCCGTCTTGCATCACGCAGTGACGATGCACCGTCTGGTTCATCTGCCCCATCATCTTCAGAAGATGTTCCTTTCTAGACCCTCTATTTAGAACCTCCCTGTAGAGGGTTAAACTGGGGTGTGATTTTTCGGATTCACACCCCTTTTTTATTGGAGACAACCATGAAAGCATTTATCATTGATCCATTCAGAGAAACTATCACCATGATAGATTACAGTGGAGACTGGCACGACATTAAAACTCACATTGAATGCAGTATGTTCACAGTAGTTAGAGTAGATGAAGGGGATATATTTTTAGATGACGAAGGACTTTACAGCAAAGGCTCTGAACAAATGTTCTTCCTCCATAAAGATTATCCATCGCCTCTTGCTGGCTACGGCCTTGTCCTTGACACAGATGAAGAGGGCGAAGCTATTGAAGCCAGCACATCTATTGAGGAACTAAGCAAATCAATTACTTGGTTAGGAGGACCTTATGAAGCAATGGCCTACGCAAAGAAACACAATCTCTAAACAGGAGACTGCAAATGAATATATATCAACGTATGACCCACATGATGGGCATAAAGACAAAAGCCTCATGGATTGGCTGGTTTGTCACTGTTCACCTAATACTCACGTTGTCTATCACACTTATGATGATAGTCATTGGCCTCAACCCAACACTAATGATGTCGGTTATCAGCGCACCAATATGGATTTGTACAGTCCTCGCAAGCAAATATGTTACCGATAGAATCATGGAGGATTAAATGCTTAATCTAAAGAAACAAGAATATGTCTTTACTATAGAGACAATCAATAAATACTACATCACTGTAGAATCAACTACAGAAGACTCTGCCATTGAAGAAGCTGAGAGACAAATCCTTGACGAACAAGGACAACTAGACAGTATTCATGTAGAACACGTCATCCTAGAGGAGATAAATGATGTCTATGCATAGTCCATATGTGTCAGGTCACTTGACATTTGATGTATCAAAAGCAACTATAGAGCCACAGGATGATGGGTATGTCTATATCAGACTGTATCAACCTACAGGTAGAAGCTTTCACCCTCACAGAGTTTGCCTAAACATTGCCTTAACTGACAATGATGGCAAGGTTCGTGAGATGTTTAATGGCCTCGAAATTAACGAAGAAACAATTTTAGTGGAGTACATAGACGATGCTATCACAGATTCCCCTGAGTGAACTTAAGTTTGATCTTAACAATGTTCGCAAGGTATCAACAGACAAAATTGCGTATCAGCAACTAGAGGCTTCCATAGCCTCAAAAGGTCTTCTTCACAATCTGGTCGTTACCAAAAATGGTAATGGCTATATTGTGATTGACGGCAATCGAAGACTAGAAGCACTCAAAGCTTTAGTAAATGACACCTTTCCAGTACCATGCTTTGTAGTAGACAGCTACGACAGAGAGCTTGGCTTACATGCCAACATGATGCGTGAAGCTATGCACCCTTTAGATGAGTGTGATGTTATTGCTGGCATAGCCTCAACAGGTGCTGATGACTATGATGGTATTGCCAAACGCTTTGGTCAGACAACTAAATGGGTTATGCAACGACTTGCTCTTGCGGATTTGTCAGAAACGGCTAAAGAACAGTTCCGTCAAAACAAGTTTGGAATGGCTGTTGCATCTGCTCTCTGCATTGGCAGTCACGAACAACAAGATCAATTCCTCGATATGTATGAAGAAAGCACATACATAAATGCAAACCAAGCTACACACATGATGACAAAGAACAAAGCAAAAACAACTGATTTGCTTTTTGACATCGACTCTTTATCTGAACATGAATTGTCTCAACTAAATATTGAATCAGACTTGTTCAGTGATGTTTCATATATAACAAACATGAATCATTTCAATAGCTTACAGTATGAGTACATAAGCCAACAAAAGTCTGAATACCAAAAAGTCTATGAAGATGTAGAGGTTTATTTTGACAAAATGGATTTTGAGATACCAAGCCTTAGAATGTTCAAAAAGATATATGATGTAGAACAAACTGAGTTCAACAAAGCTAACGCCATTATGGTTATTACATATGATAGAGAACGCTTTCGTTACAACGAGTCAGTTTTTCAACGCTATGAGGTAGAGGAGATTAACGACCAAGCCTCTGACGAAAACGGTGAAGTCGTTGAAGATAATATAACACCTCTTAATATGAGCAATGCTCAAGAACAGCAAGTTCATGGTTACTTTGCAGACTTCATAAGACGTGAAATGTTTCAAACGCCTATGCTTAACTTTAGATTGTGCAAAGCATTAGTTGCACACAGAGTCCTACATTTGGGCTTTGAGTGGGCTAACCGTGTTGGCAATGTAATTGTGGAAAGCAAACTTAACTCTGATTACAAAAGGGATGAACAACCCGATGACTACACTGACCCTAATTTTGAGAAATTTATTGACGATCATAAACTCGCTCTTGACACTTGGAGACATGATAATGACGGTACAGCGGTTCACTATTGTCTTACTCTCGAAGATGAAGTACTTGATAAACTCTTTGTCGCGGCTGTTATCCGCACTATTGACAAGACAGACATCCAAAGGGATGACTGCAAAACACTCTTCAACACAGATGAATATGCTAACATGGAGTGGTTCAGACCAGACGCAACATGGCTCAACAAATACAAAGTAGAGCAGATAGATATGCTGTCACAAGAGTTTATTGGCGGCACGTTTGGTACTAACAAAAAAGAGAAGATCAATAAGCTTCTAGAGTTTAAAGACCTTCTTGCTAAGTTCAATCCCTATGGTTCATGGCCTCAAAAGTCTGAGTAAAAGTGATGACCCCAATAGGCAATCATTGCTGATTCAGCAAGACCATCATGAGATTTAAGCGGCCAGTATTCTTCATTGCCAAATATACTGGTTGCTTTCTCTCTTGCCTCTTGCTTGTCAGCAGAAACGCCTAAATCTTTCTTCCAGTCTTTTGGTCTAACTTCATCGTAAGAAAAACCAAGGGCTATAAAAGTACCTATGCAGATACCATACTGGAAACCAATACTAAAAGTAGAAACAACTCCTTGCCTTGGCATAGCCTGTTGCTTTTCTACTACAATTCTATTTGGGTTTTCATCTAACAATATATTGCAAAACCTATGGCAATTAAGAAACTGCCTCTTTTTCTTTGCAATAGTTTTAGTGACGACAGGCATCTTATATACTTTGAGATATCCTGCATCTTTATCAAAAAATGCTATGCCACCTTTTAATCCGGGGTCAATACCGCATATCAACATCTTTAGCCTCCAATTTAATGTCGCATCCTAAGGCTTCTGCCCAACAATACGCATTAAACAATGTTGGCTTACGATTACCAATTTCCCATTTAGCAACGAGTCCCGGAGCAACGCCAATCTTCAAGTCAATATCCATTTGGGTAAAACCAAGAGAGTACCTACGTCTTTGAAATTGCTTAATTAATTCTTCAGTAAAAGCTTTTTCAGTCATGCAAATCTCCTTCACATAAGCAAACAATACTGCTAATGTGAATTGAACACAACATAAAAAAGGAGGGCCAAAATGGCTAATCTCAGCAAAAAACATTTTGAGTGGCTATCAACCGATATAGCTGGAATGATTACGCCTCATATGCGTAGACAGTTTGTAGATTCTATCATTAACTTCAATGACAATCCTCAATTTATCAGGTTCAAGTTTGAAAACAAAATGATGGAAACTATTGTTGATCAGATAGCTGACGATCAAGCAAACGAAATCAGTCCAGAACTTTACAAAATTCAAGATATGGGATGGAGAAAGACATGAGCAAATACACTGGAACTACATCGGCTGTTGACAAAAACTATCGCAGTAAATTTATGGTTAATTTTCATGTGGAGTTTTTAAAGTCATTGCCTGTTGCGGCACTTAATAAAGAAGAAGCCGAAGAAATTGCTAAGCAAAGAATACTTCAAAAGCAGAAAGGCATGCTCCTAAGTGGATACCATTTAGGCGACATAGAACTTATCAGCGTAGAGGATAGAAAGTAATGCTTACAGAATCACAACTTGCAGAACGCAAAACCTATATTGGCTCATCAGATGCAAAGTCAATAGCATCTGGAGATATTGTGCAATGGGAAAACACTGCCGCTATCAAACGTGGTGACAAGGAGTTCAAAGTATCTAAGGATGTCCAGCTAAAGATGGACACTGGTTCTTACATGGAATCCTTTGTTATTGACAAATGGCAAGAGATGTCTGGCATCACAACTAACATGCGTGGTGCTGGTCGTACACAGCTATTTGGGGACGTTCCCCTTCACAGCACATATGACGCTATGATTGTTGGGAGTAAAATTCCTGTTGAGGTCAAGTGTCACTTTGGCTTCATGGATATGGACGATCTAATTGAACTTTATTCGCCTCAGATTCAGCATCACATGCTCGTATCAGGTAGCGAATCAACAATGTTTGTAGTATTTCACGGACTCAGATGCACCATAAAGTGGCGTAAGGTTATCAAAGACAATGACTGGTGCAGTATGTATCTCTTACAAGCAAAGAAGTTTTGGGATTTTTACCAAGGCAATGGTGTAGATGATTCTATCTATACACTGCCACCAATCGTCTATGACGACATGTATACTATGGACTTGCGTGAACATGATGACTTCAGTCCTGACTTTGAGTCATCTCTCAATTTGTCTGTAGAAAACATGATTGACTACAAAGGTGCTGAACACATGAACACAGAATCTAAGAATATGTTCAAAGAATGGCTACCTCCCAAATGCAGAAAGATGACATATGCGCTAACCGGGAATCGCAAAGGTTGGTCAGTTGTTGTCACAAGAAGCAAATCAGGGACTGTTACATGCAGATTAAACACACCAAAGGATGGAGAATAACATGAGTATTTGGAAAACACTTAGCGCAATTGACTGCTCAGATCACACTGAGAAAAAGGCTGGGATGACATATTTGTCTTGGGCTTGGGCTTGGATGATTGTCAAGCAACATTACCCACAAGCCACATTCACAAAATATATATTCGACTATAATGAAATGCAATTACCATACATGCTAGACCCTAACGGTTACGCTTATGTAAAAGTAACTGTAGATATCGATGACGACTCTGCTACAGAGATCTATCCTGTGCTTGATCATCGCAACAAAGGCATTCAAAACCCAAACAGCTTCGATGTCAACAAAGCTCATCAGCGTTGCCTTGTAAAAGCATTAGCTTACATGGGTCTTGGCGTAACAATTTATGCTGGTGAAGACTTGCCTCTTTCAGAGATTGAAGATAAAAAGGAACAAGACAATGATGAAGAATCTAGAATACTCCAAGAGTTTTTGGGCGCAACATCCTCAGATGAACTTGATGATTGCTGGCGTATCAACAGCCAACGCATCGGCAAGCTCGGTCAAAAAGCGAAAGATAGACTCACTGATGGCTTCAAGAAAAAGAAAGTCCAAATCAGAGCCGCCTAAAGAAATCATTAAGGAAAGGTGTGTGTCTTGCGGCACATACCTATCTTGCCGCAATGAACCTTTTGTCATCTACATTAATAATAACTTAAAGTGTATAAAGTGTTATGAATCTAATGCTGATGTACGCTTCAAACCTGACGCAAAGTTGTTTAAAACATGACACCAATTCAATCTTTGTTGCATGACAAACGTATACACAAAATACTTTGCAATCACGCACAAATCTTTCTTAATGAAGCAAATCAATCTAACGACTGCTTAATGTTGTCTGGTAGTGGTATCAAGACTGACAAGCGATCCTTGTTTATGCACATATCCAAAATGTCATTTGAAGAGATTGCAATATCTATTACTATCACAGATAACGATAACAATGGCTCAACTTGCTATATGACAATATCTACATTCAACACCCTAGATGATGCAGAATCAGTTATACTTAGGTTTTGTTTGCTTATGATAGATAGAATATTAGATGGTCACGGTGCGCCAATACAAGTATTTGAAAGCAATCATTATGTCACATGATGAAGCAATATTAATATCAGAATACGAAGCAAGAAAAAGGTTTGAAGACTGGATAGATGATGGTGAGCTAATAGACGTAACAGGCATTCTCTTTGAGCCAAGCAGAATAATGAGAGAACTAGAGCCACTATCCTATCAAATAGGTTTCTTACAATTCATTGATGGCCTCAAAAAGAGTAACATACTTGTTGAAGGTCACACCTACGATGAATCAGACGAATATGATGTTCCCATTAAAAAACACAAGTCAGGCTTTATAATCTATGACTTTACAGAAAAAGAAAACGGAGAGAAATAATCCTCCCCGTCTTCCCCCCACAACCGCAGAAATGAGCGGTGTTACCTATTATAGGAGATATCTATGCTTAAGTACAGAGAAGAATTTTGCAGTAGTCTTTTTGAAACTCTAAATGAAAGACAGCAAAGTTATGGTGATCCCAGTGAAAGCATGAAACACATAGCTGATATGTGGTCTTCGTATCACGAAAGACGCATAACACCACAGGAAATGGTTTCAATGATGATTATGTTAAAGCTTGGAAGGCTAAAGGAAACTCCTTGTCATCTTGACTCATGGCTAGACATAGCTGGATATGCGGCTATTGCATATGAATCTATTCTTTGCGAGATTGAAGATGAAGAAGCCATTGATGACCCATCTTCGGACATGGAAAGCATTGATGACGAAGAAATGGATCATGACTTCTAGGATCAATAACTTGCATAATTGATTGACCAAAGTTCTGTTGATCAAACCCCTTAACAAACGCATAACTATCATGGTATTTGAAGCCTCTTGCCCTTGCCAACCACATAATCTTTTTTTGCTCTACCTCTTCCATTTGTGCTAAAGCCCAATTGTGACGATGACCACTAATGTAAAGATCAGAATTGCTTTTAAATTTAGCCATCTTGGTTTGTGCATGTAGAGCATTCCATTGACTGTGACCCGGCATATCATGTGCGGCATGTATTCTTATGTTTGTTTTGTTAGGAAAGTTAATCTGTATTCTAGCTTCCCAGTCTTCCATAATAGCTCTGTGACCAGCCATCCATTTTAATGGATCACCAGCACCTGACCACATGTCGTGATTACCAGCAATTAATATCATAGGCTTCATGCTATCTATAAGCCATTCAACTAGCTTTAAAGCAGTCTTCTTTGAGTTCTCTTGTTCACCATAAAGACGAGACAATCTGCCTATCCAATTGTTCTGAAAGTCACCTAAAGAGCAACCAAAGATTCTATCGTTGCTATTAATAATTGATAGGTGTTCTTGAAGTACATCCCAATCACAATAATTATCATCAATGTGAGGATCGCCAAGCCAAAGCAGAGCAAAAGGCTCATCAGATTCCATATTAACTTGTAACCATTTTTTAGATTCCTTGTGCTTCTTACGCTTCTGGAATCTCTTGTGGAGCATATCCACGATTTCTTCAACGTCAACATCATCATCCTCCTGTGTGGGTAGGGAGTATGGTTTATCCTCAGATTTCATTAACAATTGATGTTCGTATGCTTTCAGTCTGTTATGCAAAGTACTTTTAGGTATGCCTATAGCATCAGATGCTTCACGAACAGTACCATAAGTTTGAACAGCTTCGTAAGCTTCTAAGTTCTTATCATTAATCATTGCAATCCAACATCATGTTTTTTAATTCAACGCCTCTAGTTTTTATCTGATTGTACCAAAGAGAATCTTCCATCTCTAAAGCCGCTCTAGAATAGTCTCTGTCTTCTAGTGCAGATCGAAACTTTTTAAACTGTGAGAATCGAGGCCAACCAAGGTTGAATACCATAGAAGCTAATACTATCTGAGCTTGGTGAGGCAAATCTCTCCACCATTCCATACGATCATCTAGCTCTTGTACAGCTACACTTACA